TAAACTTCTTTCCTCGAAATACTTCATTAATAACAGTAGATGCTCTAGTATGTTTAAAAGCAGTTTTCGCAGATCTAGTCCAAATACTATCAAGACCAACATTGGCAGCTACCTTTTGTACTCTTTTTAAACCTAACTTCTCAGCTATCCTATTCCATAACTTTTTACCTACAATATCAGATATTGCACCAAGAATTGCCGATCCACCTGCCTCATTATTAAGACCTGTGTATCTTTTACTTGATGATAAATTCCTTTTCCTTTCTAACTCATTCTCTGATCTGGTTGTTTCTGCTCTATCTTTTAAAGTCTGTTGAAAATCATATTGATCACTGTATAGTTTTAATATTTTATCAAGTTTACCTGCTATAAGTTCATTGTGATCAATCATTAGATTGACACTACCTTGATGAACTTTCTTTATATCAGATAAAACATCTACACTCTTAGATACTCTCTGATCTACTTGTACTAACTTCGAATCTATACCAACACCAAAGACACGAGTGACATATTCCCTCAAATCTTCGTCTTTTACTGGTGTGTGATCATCATCTTTTAACAGATCATCGACAGCACGATCAACATCTTCCTTAGACTTTTTTACTTCTTCTTCCTGTTTCTCTGTTCTAGGAAAATTTGCAGCAAATCTTCTTGCTTTAGTAGATGCCCTATCAGTTTGTGCAGCAGATTGATTTGGATTAAAAACACCTACTGTTCTAGAAAATAAATCTCCACCAAATTCACTACCAAGTGCTTTGGCAAACAAATTACCTGAATTAGAAACGTTTAAACCAGCTTGTCTATCCTTCTCTTGTGCCTCTGCTTCATTTCTAGCCATACCAGCAGCACTAGCAATCTTACCCCCGATAAAGGAGGTAGTATCACCACTATATGTTGCAGAGTACCTAGCCATTCGCTTGTTGTTGCTTTTGTTTAACTTCTTCTAAATATTGCATCAAAAACGCTACATAAACTTCACGTTCCCAAGGCATCCAATTTTCTACTTCCGTCAAACTGTATTTATGGTACTGCATCAGAGCAAAATTCATTCTATAGTACCCCTCCAGACTATTATGGAAGAGTGCTATGCGAAAAAACTCTGCAAACCCTCCAATGTATACTCAGAATCTACACCAGTCTTAGGATTTACCACTGTAAATGTATGACGCAATTTAGGTGAAGTTTGATAAAATGTCTGAATTGACTCAAACTGCTTAGTAGTCAAACCATCAACAAATGTGCGGAATTCCTTCAAAGTAGTAGTAGAAGAGTCATATACCTCTTCACCGTCATATATCTGATCTATACTTTCTGCGATTAATTCGAAAACTTCCTCTGTATTCAATTCTTTCTGTAAAAAGTCCAATTCAATGAATCTCTGCATACCAGGATATCGCATCACAATACCCATTTCGTCAGTTAACTCAATTTTGGTAGAATGACCTTCTGGTTTAAAAACCTTAATATCATCAACACTAATGACTGCTTCTGTTTTTGTTTCATTGTCATCAAGACAAGTTACAGTCAAAGTGATGGTTTCTCCAATAGAAGCACCTCTAATCTTCAAAAACAGATATTCCAAATCGAACAAAGGTAGCGAATCCACCTTAATTCTTGAAATAACGCAATTTTTGATTAAATCCTTAACAGCAGATACAACCTGCTTTTCATCTTCTGACTCTAAAGCCAATAAAAGTACTTTTTCTTCTTTTACCAAAAATGGTCGATATTTAACGGTTTTGCCATTTGACGGTAATTCTAATTCATAGGTGGGATACCCAACTTTCGGTAATGCCATAAAAACTATTTCAAGTCGTATATTTATATATGCGACTTTTTTGGGAAAAAATATGCTGCGTAAATTTTCCGAGTTTTATGGAATTGAAAATTCGAATTTGCTACACTGATGTTGCAATATTATCAGCAAAATCAGAGTTGAATAGAGTTGAGTCTCTACTCGCATCATACCCTTCACCCAGACTATTATTGAGTACAAGAGAATGTCTAACATAATGAAAATTAACATTCACTCTAGTAACCTGAGATGATCCATAGGATAAGGGAACCGCATCAATAGCATAAGGATAAGAACCTTCAAGTAAATATGTGATTGATGGTACGTCTGATTTTCTCTGCTCAACCTTTGTAATATATGTGGTAGCAGTATAATCTACTGGATAACTTAATCTATTTGTTCTATATCTATTAGGTGTTCCTACACCATGCATCTGCTCCACGCTTGCTGTTGGTTTTACCGTATTACTACCACCAGCATTGAATATATCATCATACCATTGCTGAAAGTATTTTAACTGAGTTAACTCAGCGTCACATAGAAATCCTAAAGACACATCAGTAAACAATCTAGTGTGTGGGTATTGATATGGACCTTCACCAAGATACCTTCCTGCCATCTGTGCTGTAGCAGCTTGTACGTTAGGTAACTGTGCTTCATCACACAACATTGTGATCTGTTCATTAGTACCGCCTGGCCTAGAAAATTTTATTCTATAAGAAGTAGTAAGGGACATTCCCCCTGCTACTCCCATCTTAGCCATGACTTTATTAATATTCACACTAAATAAAAACGTGAGATCTATATTATATATGGCTAAAACTGGATTGTATAAACCTAAGAACCCCCAAAAGTACAAAGGTAATCCCACTACAATCGTGTATCGTTCATCATGGGAACTACATTTTATGAAGTTTTGTGATAGAACAGTGTCTATAGTGGAGTGGGGGAGTGAAGAAATTATCATTCCATATCATTCACCTCTTGATGGTAAACCACATAGGTACTATCCTGACTTTTATATAAAAGCAAAGAAGAAAAATGGAACGTATGGTAAATACGTAATAGAAATAAAACCTAAGAAACAAACAAAACCCCCTTATGGTAAAGATAAAAGAACATCTTCCTATAAACGGGCTGCTCTAACATTTGCAAAAAATCGTGCTAAATGGGATGCTGCCGAAAACTACTGTGAAAAAAGGAAGATGGGTTTTCTAATATTAACCGAAGATAACCTAGGAGTATAGGAGCATGAGACAATGGCAGAAGGATTTGGAGAGATACAGCGATCAGCTGTAAAAACAGAAAGCGGATACGAAACTTTATTCGAAAAAATAACAGCAGCTACCAATGGAGAGAGTAAAACTTACACATGGTATAAAAATGCTGTGCGTAAAGAAGTAAATCGATTCAAAAAAAGCACTCAAAAATTTCATAGAGATGAGAGATATGATTCTCTTGACTCTGATGATGAACAAGATGGAAATGTATTAAGAAGGTACGCAGTGCAAGGTCACATGTACCTCTTCGAATACAAAGCACAGTCTAAATATCTGCCCTATTGGGACAAATTTCCGCTTGTTTACTGTATTAAATCTCAACCAGATGAATTCTTTGGAGCTAACCTACACTATATGACACCTAAGAAGAGGATACTTGCTATCAGAGATTTAATGAAAGGTAGAGTCAATCTACCTAAGGCTTGCTTCCATAAATATCTCAGGTCTAACATAGAAGGTCTCTTATTAGACCTGGCTTCAGAAGAATGGGATACATCAATCCTACTTCCGATAGAAAATTTTGTTATTACTAGAAAATCTTCTGAATATAATTTCAGGAAAGAAGAAGTGTGGAGTGACACTAACGAAAAATTCTACGATAGAATCAAAGCACGTAGAGTAGTTAGAGGTTACGGAACTCAAGAATCAGTAGCAATGGCACAATAATGGCTTTCGATCTAACAGTAGAAAAAATACCTTCAACAGCAGCTCTGATAAAGAACACGGGTCAAGGGACTCAAACTTCTGCTTATGTTGAATGGTACTGGTATGATCCAGTAGGAGATAGGTACTACTATGAGGAACGTAGTGGTATGGATATAACTTATACCTATGCGACTCAAGCTCAGATTGGTGAGCTCAGGAAAGATTTTCAAATAAGAACAAAAGTTGATAAATTAAAAGATGAGTGGGTAGCAGAGAATGGTGAGCATGAAACGCACGGATTCCAATTCAACGAAGATTCAGCAGAGAGCTCTGCTTACCTTAATCTACAAAAGGTTAAAGGAAATCCAATAGAAATCAAAAAAAGAGGACCAGCAACTGGTAAAACAGGTTCATTACGTTACCCTAATGATGATAATATAACTGTAGAAAGTGACTATGTTTTGTTTGAATTTGGTGAATATCTACCACCATTTTATAACTTAGGAGAACGTAAAGCTGCTGGTACTCCTCCTGGTATGGATGCCCAAGCTGTAAACGTTGCTACAGGTGGCAGTAGGTATGCTAGTTATAATGAATCAGCAGCATCTTTCAAACCATTTGAAGAGAATGCACAGTACAGACCTATCATTATGTACATGCCTCAAGATGTATCCACTGAATATAAAACATCATGGAACGCTAAGTCATTCAGTAATGTTGGTAGAGGTTTAATTGCTGGAGCTAATGGAGATTTTGACAAATTTAAAGACTATAATGTTCCTCAAGGTATAAAGAATGCATTCACATCATTATTTGTAAGTGGTGTCAACTCTATTCCTGGTATCGCTGGAAACTTATCACTAAATGAAGTTACTGGATCAACCAGAGGTGTTATATTAAACCCAAACGTTGAAGTTCTATTCGATCAACCAGATCTAAGAGAGTTCGGACTAAAGTTTAAGATGACTCCACATGATAAGAATGAAGCTCAAGTCATTAGATCAATTTGCAATACATTTAAACGTGCTTCACTACCAGGTTTTGGTTCTCATGGAAAGAGAGACTGGGAAAAAGAATCTCTAGATGATTTCTTAGTAGACGAAGGTAGAAGTACCAAAAAGAATGAAGCTGATGTATCTGGTGGAAACTTCATAACAATACCCCATCAATGTAGAGTATCATTTATGAAAGGTGGGAGTCAACACCCATATCTAACACAATATAAAACATGTGCTATCACAAGGGTACAAATAAACTATACTCCTGACGGAGCATATGCTACTTACGATGATGGTTCACCAGTAGCAACAGAACTATCACTAGACTTCCTAGAGACAAAACTTGTCTTCAGAAATGACATTTCAAACTCAGGTCCAACACTATAATGTTCTTCTCCTTACTACCAAGCATAGAATATGCTAAGTCTCCTATCAGTTATCCGTTCTCGCAATCTGATTACATTCTTGCGAAGAATTTCTTCAAGAAATATCAGATAGATGAAAACATATATGATTATGCAATATACTTTGACAAATATGTTTTACAAACAGGTGAAAGGTTAGATACTATTGCGTCAAAATTTTATGGTAACGTATTGTATGATTGGGTAATAGCAATAACAAACAACATGATAAATCCTGGTTATGCTTTACCAATGGATGATAATGATGTACGAATCTATGCTGAAGGTAAGTATGGTGATGATACTTACAGTGGTATACATCACTACGAAACTCTTGCGTACAAAGACATCAACAATAATGTTTTGATACCTGCTGGTTTAACAGTAGATTATAAATGGTACACTAGTAGTCATGAACTAAACAATGGAAGCAGTACTGTAAGTATACCAGGCACAGCATTAGCAACAGCAATCTACAATTATGATTATGAAATTAAACAGAACGAAAAGTATAGAGAAATCGACATCTTGAAACCAGCATTGATAGATGTATTCATAAATGATTTCAAGAGAACTAATAGGTATCAGGAATCATCTGATTTCATAACAGAAAAACTAAAAAGAACTTCAACAGTATGATAAATACACATGTTAGGATACACAAATCACCATGTTAATAAAACTTTTAGCCGTTGAGGGCGATCTCACTAATCCTTCCAATGTTAATAATGCTAAGGTGGTAAGGATTTTTAATAACCATAGTTCAAATATAATTTTGACTCAAAAAAATGCTGGTGGAGATACCA